TGTGGTGGTACTTCTGCAAGTAAGACAATTTCAATTTTAGTATGGTGCATTGATTACGCTCAATCTAATAAGAACAAGAAGATTGATATAATGAGTGAATCCTATCCCCACTTAGAGGATGGAGCTATTCGTGATTTTAAATCAATTCTAATAGATAGGGGCTACTGGAAAGATGAGTGTTGGAATGAGACTAAGCACGTCTATAAGTTTGAAACCGGCTCAGTAATTAAGTTTGTTTCAATAGATAAGCTGGGTAAAGCACACGGACCACGTAGAGACGTATTGTTTATGAATGAGGCCAATAACATTGATTGGGGGTTTTATGAACAGTTGGAGGTTAGAACCCGGGAAGTTATCTGGCTAGACTGGAACCCAAGCACTGAATTTTGGTATTACGACAAGATCAAAGATGTAGTAGATCACGACTTCATTACCCTAACCTATTTAGACTGCATTAAGGTTTTACCTAAGACGATTATTGATTCAATAGAGAGCAAGAAGAATAATAAGAATTGGTGGTTAGTCTATGGGCTAGGACAACTAGGAGAGATTGAAGGGCGTATCTACACCAACTGGAAGATAATAGACGACATACCCCATGAAGCGAGGCTAGAGCGTAGAGGGCTAGACTTTGGGTACAGCATTGACCCCACAGTTATAGAAGATATTTACCGGTATGACGGTGGGATTATCTTAGATGAGCTGATCTATCAAAAGGGATTGTCTAATAAATCTATTGCCGACATTTTACTACTTAAAAACAAAGCCATTTTAACCATAGCAGACTCAGCAGAACCCAAGAGCATTGATGAGATTTCAAGCTATGGCGTACCTATTATGGGAGCTGTTAAAGGCCAGGGAAGTGTTAACCGGGGTATTGCTTATGTGCAGGACCAACAGATCAGTATTACCAAGAGAAGTCTGAGAACTATTAAGGCTTACAGGAACTATATGTGGTTGGTAGATAAAAACGGAAAGACAATCAACAAGCCAGATGATAAGGTTCACGAATGGTCTAATGCAATGGATGCTGTTAGGTATGGGGTAGAGTCTTTTGAACCGATAGAAGATGAGAGCGAGATACCAGATGATACAAAGTATTTTAAAACATGATCACACGTTGGTACACCGACTTAGCGTATAATAACAACAACTCACCGGCTTATGTGGACATGGTTAAGGACATGGAGTTAATTAAATCAGGAGTGTTTACTTGTATATTTAAAATAGATCAGGGTAATATATGCGACTATCTAGTAATAGAGAACACCACTTATGTTGAGTTTAAACCACCAAAAACTAATCAGGTATATTGACACCAATTTAAAAAAGCAGAGGTTTGGATCAGCTACTCTCACAGTAGTGGTTAAAAATGGTATTCCGCAGATAGAAACAGCCAGATTAGTTAAAATGAAGCGCAAAAAGTATAAAAAGATAAAGAATTGACAGTTTAGTTTAATTAAGTTATTATTGTATTAATTGCGGTATTAAGTCTTACTTACTTACAGTCCGGATCACGAAAGTGATTGCGGGCTTTTTTTTATGAACGAAACAGCACAGCTCCTTTTAAACCGCTATGACGCAGCCGACAACAACCTAGAAACAAAGAGAGGTCGGTGGGACGACTACGAAAAACTTTTTAACAATGAACTTCAAGACAGTATCTCAGCTTTAACCAAAAGTGAGATTTTTGATCCTGTGCTTTCTACCATGCAGATTGAGCGTTCTAATCGGGTCATGGCTCAGCTGATGACTGGTAAGTTCAAGAACATGAGCAAGGATGATGAAGCCAGCACCAAGCTAATGAATATGACGGTTGAGAGGTATGTCCTCCCTAACGCTAATTCACAGTTTGACTTTTTAACCAAGTGCAGAATGGTTGATTTATACTCTAATATCTATGGAACATTCCCTGTCTTTATTGATTGGACTGCTAAAGAGAAGGGCTATGTTGGACCGGATATGTGGCTTTTAAATAAGAGAGATGTTTTTAAACAGGTGGGAGCGGTTAGTTTAGAAGATTCAGATTATGTGATTGTTAGAACCTGGAAGTCAATAGAGTGGTTTGAATCAGTTGAGAAGCTAGACGGCTATAAGGATGTTAAGAAGGTGATTAGATTGTTTTCAGATAAAGCCGGAGAGAAAGAGGACAGACAGTTTAAAGATAAAACCTCACGTGAGCATCAAGAATACACAGATGCTATGGCAGCTAAAAAGTCTGGATTCTTCAAGGTACTGTCAATGTATGAACGCGACAGGTGGGTAGACTATGTGCCAGGGGCAGACACCATCATCAGAGACATGGACAATCCTAATGATGACGATCAGCTTCCGGTAATTGAGAAATACTCTTTACCACTATTAGATGATGCAGATGGGATGGGTGATAGTGAGCGTGGTAAGAGTATGCAGATGGCTCTTAATTCTAACTGGAATCTATATGCCGGTGGAATCAAGATGTCAATGTTCCCACCAGTTAAGCTAGCTAAGAATAAAATTGCAGCCATGAACTCAATTAAGTGGGGTCCAGCCGAAAAGTGGTTAGGCAAGATGGACACTAATTTTGCTGAGGTATTGAATCTAACACCACAAGGCACGAATACCTTTAATAATACTAGGCAATCTATCTACGGATCACTCCAACAGCAATTTGGTACTTCATTCACTAATGTAAGTGCAACAGATAGTCAGCTACAAGGTAAAACACCACAGGCTTTAAAGATGCAAGCCCAAAGAGAGGGAGCTAGAGACTCGGCTGATAGATTTTATATGGAGTCTTTCCTAACTAAAGTATTAGGGCGGTTTGCTAACTTAATCACTAAGAAGCAACCAAAGGCTTTACAGATTAGATTATTCAAAGATGAGATTGATGAGTTGTTTGAGGAATATCCAGACTTTAAGGAGATGTACAACAAGAAAACCGGCAAGATTAAAATTGGCAAGACTCAGTTTAAGAACGCCTTGTTTGATTACGAGATTATTACCGGCTCTACCTATTTAGTGGATAAAAAAGAACAACAGGATAACTTAACCTCAACCCTGGCTTTATTGACTCAGAATCTAGGACCAAATGAAATGGGTGAAATATCCTCGCCAATTATTGACAGACTAAAACAAGAAGGTCGGGACACAAGCGTTTCAGAATTAGTAACCAGGATTCTATCTAACTCAGGAACTCCGGGCTGGAACAAGATACTACCAGACCTTACTAAAGGGGATTCGGCAAAGTTTAAGAATGACCAAATGTTAGATCAACAGGCTCAACAGTTTCAGCAAGTTATTCAGCAAATGATGCAACCATCAATGAACCAAGTCCCAACTGATCAGGGTATGCCACAGGGAGGTATGCCACCGCAAGGACCACCACAACCGCAACAGGGCTTACCGCAACCACAGCAAGTACCAGGAGGATTACCTAATGCCTAACGCCATTCATCCAAACTATTTTAAGGATTTTAGGAAAGAGACTAAGGTTGAAAAAGAGGCTCCGCTTGAATTAAGAGAGGAGAAGGCTCTAGCTGATATGGGTGAGATGGGAGGTTGGAAGGTGTTAAAAGAATGGATTACTGATTTAAAGGTAATGCTAGATAAAATTTTAGAAACATCTATAGAGGGTGGAGCTAGTTTTGAAGAAATCGGTCAAAAGACCATGGTAGTTGCATTAGCAAAATCATATTTAGATCAGGTAATAGATAAAGTTGAGGATTCTAAGGAGGCCGTAGCTAATGAAGTCAGATCGGAAGCTCCCCACTCAAAATGAAGAATCAGAGATTAAGCCAGAGTCTCAGCTCCTTAATAGAACAATAAGTTTCCCGGCAGGGAAGCACATTTGGAGACAACAAGGTCCGTATGTTGTTTGCCAGAATTGCCCCTTACATCATGCAGTTTTTATAGGCATGGATAAGGTAATGATCGGAGAAGAAGAAGATGGTAAACCAGTATTGCGAGCTAAGGCAAGCATTTAGAATAATTACTTAAATGTTTGCGTACTCTCACATTGCGAAAAAGGTGTGTAATTAAAGGAGGTCCAAATGGACGAACCACAAAAGGCGTTAAACCCCTCGGCTGAGACTGAAACAGCCGGAACCGAATCGCCAACGGAGACACAAACAGCTGAGGAAGTATCACCTCAGAAACCAGTTACTCAAAAGAAAGGAGCAAAGTCTCGGATCAAAAAATTGAGTGGGGAAGTACACTCACTAAAGGACAAAATTGCGGAACTTACGAACCCAATCGGTTCAACTGCACAACAAGTGCCGTATACACAACCGCAAGAAAGTAAACCATTAGTAGGTCCTGGTGAAGAAATAGATGGAGACGAACTTGAAAAGCGGATGCAGAGTCGCGAACAGCGAATGATGCAACAAGCTAATCAATTAGTAGACTTCAAAACTCGCCAAGCCAGTGTTATTAGCCGCATCAACCAGGAAACTGTTGAAGTGGTTGGTAAATTCAAAGAACTTGATCCAGAGAGTGATTCATTTGACGAGGAACTGAGCGATGCAATCTACGAATCAGTAGAGGCCAAAGTAAAATCTGACCCCACTGCTTCGGTAAAGCAGTTTGTTACTAAACAGATGAAGCTTTACAAAAGAGAAGCAACGCGTGAGAAGGCAGGAGAGAGTGCAGAAATATCCAAGCAATCGGCTCAATCCGCTATTAAACCTTCTCAAAATAAACCTTCTGATGCTAAGTTTGAAGATTTATCTATAGAAGAAATGCAAAGTAAACTTGGTTACGCGCAATAGGTCATTTGAAAGGAGGTAAAATATGGCACAAATTAATATTACTACAGTCTTAACTCAAGAGATGATGACTTTCTATGAGAAGGTCTTTCTTGAGAGAGCTAAGGTTCAAATTGTTAACGACAAAGGTGCGGTGATGAGGAATCATCCTAAAAATAGTGGTAAATCTATCAACTTCACTAGATTGTCACCATTAACAATTTCAACCGAACCATTAGTTGAGGGATCTAATCCTTCTGCTAGTGCGATTACGGCTTCTACTGTGAACGTCGTCCTATCTGATTATGGCGCAACGACTATTAACTCCAAACTGATTTCGCTTACGAGCATTGATCAGGGCATGGAGGAAATGGTTGGAGCCTTTGGTCAAAATATGGGCGAAACACTCAACGCTGTTGCAGGGAACACACTCGCGTGTGCAACCGCTTTCTTCAACAATGGACATAACGTGTCCACCGTTGTTGCAGCTGATGTCTTAAACGCATCGGCCTGTCGTTGGATGGTTCAAAGTCTAGAAACCAATCGGGCTCTAACCTATGCAGACGGCTTTTACATCGGTAAAACCACGCCTCAAAATAAGGTTAATTTGCTAGGAGATACGACATGGGTCGCAGCTCATACGTACTCCGACACAAAGCAACTCTATCAGGGCGAAATGGGCGAACTATACCAAATTCGTTTCTTGCTCAATGGGCAAGTTGTTTCTGGTGTAGGTAGCGCGTCTGATGCGGCTTGTACAGTTGTTCAGTATTACACTTACGTTCACGGCAGAGATGCTTTCGGCACAATCAAACTTGAAGGAGATATGCCTAAACTCTATATTGTGAACTCAGCGGATAGTGGCAACGTAGCTGGTCGGTTAACCTACATTTCGTGGGCAGGAACTTACGCAAGTACGTTACTAAACTCGGATTGGGCGTTAACAGGTAAATTCACAATGGGTTAAACCTTGTGTTATACTCTCCTCTACGCTTTCGGGCGTAGGGGGGAGAGGCTAAAACATGATTTATACATTTTCAATTTCAATACCCTCTGTACAACACTTAAAGCAAGTAGCCCTTAAACTCCTAGAGAGAAAATATTTACAACTGGATTCTTTTATTTTTAAAAAGACTGGCTTATGGTTTTGGAGATTTGTCTATCGTCTAACTGGATCTCGGTGTGGTTCTTTAGCTAGTAGTCACTATCCTGTTTTCGGTAATGATAAACAGATTTGGACATACCACGAAAAGGACAAGAAGATAATTTATACGTGTCGGGTGTGTGGGTACGTAGATGAGGTTAATAGATCCGGGACTTCATTTAAGAATTACTCTAGGATTGGTCGCGAAGCAGATATGTCAAATTTAAGAAGAATGAGAAAAACTGCTACAAATTCAGCAGAAAGAGTGGCGGTTGATCACTCTATCCATAAGATAAAGCATGAAGAAAAAGGTGTTAAGAGCATGAGAGAGGATTTAATCAAGGCAACTAGAGCTAATGATCATCGGAAGATTAAAGAAATTCACGAATATGTAGATACTCATAAGAAATACCAAAATGAATGAACCAGTAGCAGTACCAAAGTCTCAAGTAGCACCTAAGTCAGCTATTGAAACTCCTAAACAAGATGGAATTACCCAAACCCCCACCGAGGTTGAACCTCCTTATAGTGAATATGAAAAGAAGGCTGGCAAACCTTACGCAGTAGACTATTTTGAGTTAGGCAGATATTGGGATCACGGAGAGCTTTACAATAAAGAAATCGGTTCAATAGAAACCTATATGTCTCACTTAGTAGAAACCGGAGAGATTAACAACACGCTAAAAGCAGTTAAAGATAAAATGAAGAAGATTGAGAAAATGATCAACATAAGCCCAGAGGATCGTAAGGCTTCGCGAGTGGGTAGAGTAGCCGCTTATATGGAGTTTTTAATCAAAGCAGATGGCATTAAGCGTGATTCAGCAAAATATGGTATGAGCTAGTTCCATATAGAATTATACCCCAAATAAATAGTATATAATGTATTCATGGTATCTCCCAAGATTGCGATAACTGGTTCATCAGGATTTTTAGGCAAACACCTTTTAGATAGATTATCAAAGGAAGTCAAAC